TAATACAGGAGAGCCTGTACCAACTTTTCTACGCATACCTTTTGCTTGGCCTTTTAGGTCATTTCTTCCTACTGCTCCTAGACCTGCCCCAGAAGCTGAACTAGATAGTATATCTGTTTTTACTTTTAGAGAGTCTACCTGGCCTTTCATACGTTCTACTGCTTCACCTGACCTGACTGCAGCTGCTGTAAAAGCTCCACCTATACCGTCAATAGAAGGGAACACTTGGACAGCAATTGATTTTGCAAATAATCCAATAACGGCTATAGCCGCTACAATATTTTCATTTAGTAGTTTTGCAAAGAAATTAGCTAACGGACTTATAAACTTAAGAATAGTTTGCATTAAGTCTGTAAAAGTAGTTGCTAATTGATTTAATTGATTGATTGGAACTTTACCAGAAATTGCGTCAAAGTTTTCTGAAGCCTGTCTTAATGTTTCATTTAAAACCGCTTGTGATTTTTCATAAGTAGTTAAATCTTGATAATTTTTACCTATTTGAGCACCATACTTACGAGCAGCAGTTTCCAGCCTTAGTGTAATACCAAGTTCGTCTAATAGTTCTGGTTCTGCTTTTGTTGTACCTTGAACGATACGATTGAATGTGTCTTCGAAGTTTCTACCAAGTGCAATAGCGGCATTTTTAGAAGCTTCTGCTACTTGAGTAATTTGGTCAGTAGTAAAACCTTTTGCAATCATGATTGCTGTAGACGCACCTGCTTTTTGTAAGTCAATCTGAGCACCAGTTGCTACTTTTAACTGTGCCGCAATCATATTCATGTTTACACCAGTTTGGTTAGCAAATGCTTCTTGTGATTGTTGTAAAGCTTTAAAGTCTGCAGCATTTTGCATAACTCTAAATGCAGCTCCAAGAGCAAAGAGGGTGGATGCTAGAACAGCATATGATTGGACAAGTCCACCCGTACCTTGTTGCATACGAGCAAAGGCTTTTGAACCAGATTCAACACGACCAGACATAGCCTGCATATTTCTACGCACATCGCCTGATGATTTCTTTACTTGGTCTAATCCTTTACTAGCGCCTTTAGCCTTTTGGCCTACCTGTTTAAGAGTACCGTCATCGGTAACCTCAAAGGTAATAGTTGCGCCTTTAATCTTTTTTGCCATTTACTTTACTTTCGTTTTACGCTTTTCAGCGTCCTGTCGAGCTTTTACTTTTACATTCATCATGTCCTGATGATAATGCTCAATGTGCTTCAAAAAATAGATACAAGTTTTTTTATCTTCTATCTCATGAACATCTAAAACTGTGCCCAATGCAGATAAATCTTTACCCATATAAAAACCTGACATTCCATCCCATCGGTCTGAAAGTAAGTTATGTATAAAAAACGCTTCTTGTACCTCTCTAGGATATATATCCATAGTTGGAGGCATTTTTTCAGGGTCAGGCTCTTGATTTAGTTGCTCACAAACTGCGAGATACTTCTCTAAATCAATTCCTGTGTCCTTAAAGTGTCTTTTTATTAACGCAAGTATTTGTCTTACTTGCGTTGAGTAAAATTATCCAGATCTCCTACAGTATCGGTAACCCATTGGTCGAAGTCTGCTGCGTTTCTCATTAGAGTCTCCGCATTTTCTTGAGAATACTCAAGTTCTTCGTCTTTGTCCACTCCGCTTGTATCTACTAATAGAAGCTCTTCTAAGTAAGAATACTTTAGCCCTTTCCAATTTTTGATGATTGATTTGCAATATTCGTGTAAGAATGTTTCTTCATCGAGTTTTTCTTCAAATGCTCTAGTTTTCTTATTAAACGTATTTTTTAAGCATCTACTTCTGAGTTTTAGTAACTCTTCTCGACTAAGGTAAGTCAAATCTACAACAAATCCATCGAATCCTGGAAAGTCGATTGATACTGTCTTGCTTGGAGTTAATAAACTCTTCAGTGATACTGGTGTTTTTACTTCTTTTTCTGTCATAATATTCCTATAAAATGGGAGAGCCGAAGCCCTCCCGGTTTATGTTTAAATTAGCTTACGTAAGTAATGCCAACTTCATTTGTAGCTGAAGCGGCTGTACCTGATGATAAGTCTGTTGATAAGCCATGGAAGGCTACATCTACGGACACTACATCTTCGAAACTATGTGATGGTAATTCTAAATGTGCTTTCGCAACTTGAACATTTGCTCTTGGAGTATTACCACTGCCTCCAATGCTGAATGTTAAATCAAATGCGTTTGTAATTACACCACGAGATTCTTGCAATCTCTCAAATAAGTCAAGTGAGCCATTTGCAGTATCGTTTAGATAACAAGTGAAGTTACCTGATACTGACCTTGTACCCATGACATGACCTAATGGTAAATTAACTGAACCTAATGTTTCTGGTGTTAAGTAAGTAAGATTATTTTCTATTGTAATATTACCTCCTGTTAATGTAACACCATATGTTACATCACTTCCATCAACATTCAATGCGCCTAATGTACCTGTTGATTCTGATACATCAAAGCTAATTGCTAAGTCTGTTAATTTTTGTCTAATATAATTACTTGTTGAACTAATGCCTTCGTCAATTAAGCCTAAAGCAGTTGTTCCTGAGCTTTCTGTGTTAAGAGAAGCTACTTCTTCAACTGATTGACCATTTCCAGACCAAGCAATTTGTGCTAATCCTTCTATGTCAAAGTCAATTGAAGCTGAACCGACTGAACAGTTTGCTAATTTATAAACTGTTACGCCTTCTGTTCCTGTTGTATACAATGCTGTAGAAGTATCTTTCGATGCTCCTAGTACAAAGTATAAATCAAATACCCCTAGTGTTACTTGGTTAGAGTTTCCAAAATCAAAATGCTTCGGCTCATAAGTCGCTGCATTGTTTGCAAAATCTCCTGTTCCATTACTTCCAATTGCTCTATCGTACGTATTCGCCGACATAGCTGCCCATAGAGGTCCTTCTATTGCAAAGGTGTCTCCATTACCAGCATGTTGGCCCGAAGCAGCAGCACTGCCGCTTCCTGAAGTCGTAGGTCTCATGTAAGTAGTCATACTCCACTCTGCCGGTGCAAAAGAGTCAGTAAACATTGCTCTACCTCTTTTACTATACCCAGTTGAGTTAGCAGCTTCACTAAGAGTTACTTCTGATGTATTTGTGCCTTGGCTAAATGAAAATCCGTCTAATACAGGAATCTCGTATAGAGCTGTATTAGCTGTCGTATTATCATGTGTCCATTGCATAAACACTTTGGTATCTCTACTAAAGAAAAATGCCATTATTTTCTCCTATTTAATATCGAATCTCGCAAGTGATTTCACCCACTCCCAGAGGTTCGAGAACTCCTTCATCTGTGTCTACTGTAGCAATTGTAGTTTGCGCCGTAGATTGAGATGTACCTGTCGAATCATAGTACGTGAGCGGATCATTATCCTCCAGTACTGTTTCAACATCTTCTAACAATTCTTCGAGTGCTTCAATGACATCATTGTCATCTGAAACGTAACATCGAACCGTTATTCTTAAAAATCTAAATCGAAAGCCACCGCCATCGTATTCTCTTGTTTCAGTTCCTGCTCCAATATGGATGGCAGGGAACTCTGTGACTTCGTCCCAAAACTTGAGTCTTCTTTCAACATTCATGACTGCACTTCTAAAAGGTGGAGTACCATTTATGTTCTCAAGTTTTTGTGCGAGTGCTTCAACTATTGCTCGGCGTCGCGTGGTATGTTTCCTTGCTAGTCCCGATTCCATTAGTCTACTGTTACTCCAAATCTTGCTCCGACTATTCCAGTCGCTATTTCTCTGACTGACCTTTTAATTAATGCTTCAGGGTTTCTTTGAGGAGTATATTTTTTACCTCCTGGTGCGAATGTTGAGTATGGGTCAGTCATATAACTTGCCTCAATCATTGTGTTTCCGCCTCTTGGCCCTTGTGTCACATTATCAACTCTTACTGAGTTTGCAAATCTACCTGTTCTAAATTGTAGTGCAGGTGCTATCATATTTTTTGCAACTGTCTTTGGTAGTAACTCATTTAGTAGATTTCTTAAAGCTAAAGGATTCTGTCCTGTCCTCATAGCTTGACTACCTCTTTTACTTGCTACTGCAGCTCCTGCTGCAGCGGCTATTCTACTTTTATATCCTTTGCTAGTGGCATTAGATTTTGTTTTACTTCTTCTTGTTTTATTTGCTGCTTTACCTTGTGCTAATAATAACTTATTTACTTTGTATCTCATATCAGGATTACTTTTATGAGGAAACATGTTTTGTACAATCTGTTTTGGAGCAAGCTTAGCAAGAGACTCTACTGGATTTGGCGAAGAACTAAATAAATTAAGTGCTGTTTTTTCGCTTTTAGCTGCTCCACTTTCTACAGCATTTTTAATAAAAGTAGCTTGGTTAAGTAGTAGTTTTTGTATTTGCTGTTTTATAGCTTTATCTACTTTTCCAGGGTTATCTCTATCTTCTACTGGTACAATCTCTCCTTGCATTATCAGAGTATCTCTTAAACCATTATCTCTTCTATATTGGCTAAGTTCTGTACTAATTCCAAAAATCTTATCTAGTCCAAAAGTAACAACTTTATCAACTGAAGCTAAAAGTCTTTTATCTCTAGTTATTTTTTCAGCAGCTGTTCCTCTTAGATATTTATCAACTTCCATAAAGGATACTTGTTCAGCATTTGTACCTTGTGCTCCACCAAATGCTTCTTTTTGCTTACTAAACAAGTCCATCTGTCCAGGTGCAGGTTGTTTAAATTGACTTTCTCTTTTT